ACCAAACGGTTTAAGACTTTCAAGAAATTAGCTGATTCTATTAGTTGGTTGTGGATGCTTACTGGTACTCCAGCAGCACAATCCCCGTTAGATGCATATGGGCTAGCAAAATTAGTAAACCCCGAAGCATGTCCTAAAGCCTATGGCAGATACCGAGACATGGTGATGTACCAAATTACCAAGTTCAAATGGATACCCAAACCGGGTTCAAGTGCAGCAGTGCATAAGTTATTGCAGCCAGCCATACGGTTTGAAAAGAAAGATTGCTTAGATTTACCTCCAGTTACGCACGTAGACAGAATAGCTCCACTGACCACCCAGCAGCATAAATACTATGAAGAACTTAAAAACGAACTTCTAATCGAAGCAGCAGGGGAAGATATTTCAGCAGTGAACGCAGCAGCTAAGTTAAATAAATTATTACAAATATCAGGTGGTGCGGTTTACACAGATACTGGACAAGTGGTAGAGTTCGATGTTAAGAACAGACTTGAGGTTGTTCTGGAAGTAATACAGGAAGCATCAAACAAGGTATTAGTGTTTGTTCCGTTTACCCATACGATAGAATTGCTAGAAGAATACCTTACTAACAAAGGTATAACCTGTGCAGTAATCAGTGGTAAAGTCAACATAAACAAACGCTCTGACCGGATTGCTAGGTTTCAGACAGAAAAAGACCCTCAAGTGTTAATACTACAACCAAAAGCGGCTTCTCATGGACTTACACTTACTGCAGCAGACACAATAGTATGGTACTCCCCGGTTACTTCAGTAGAGACATACTTACAAGCTAATGCACGTATTGACAGGCCGGGGCAGGTTAACCCAATGACTATTATACATATCAAGGGAAGCCCGGTAGAGCATAAGCTTTGTACTATGTTGCAGGGAAATATACTCAACCACAATAAAATTCTTGACCTATATAAAGAAGAAATAGCCTTATAAAGGTGTTGACTTTGTCTAAAGTGGGGAGTAACATTAAACTTTAAATTAAAGACCAAATAGAGGTTCACAATGACCAACGAAGAATTAGTAAGCACGTATGTAAAAATACGCTCTGCAATCCAAGAAAAAGAGGACGAACACAAAGAAGAATTACAAGTGCTAAAAGATAGCCTTGCTAAGATTTCTGACGCTCTATTGCAGGTATGTAATGAGGGGCAAATGGAAGGGTTTAAAACCGATGCTGGCACAGTCAGTAAAAGTGTTACATCTCGGTTTTGGGCAAGTGACTGGGATGCTATGTATAATTTTATTGAAGAACATAATGCACCCTACTTACTGGAGAAACGAATCCATAACACCAACATGAAGGAATTTCTCGATGAGAATAAGGGGGTTCAACCATCCGGTTTACAGGTTGACCGCAAATATGTAATTAAAGTACGTAAACCAACCAAACGATAGTAGGAGAAAATATAATGGGTGAGTTATCCATATTTAAAAGTCAGGAAGTTGTTACAAAAGAACGTGGTAAAAGTAAACTAGCTTCAAAGCTGGCATCAGCATCAGGCACACGCAGAATACAGTGCAATACAAATGGTACTTTCAAACGTATTGTAAATGGGGATGTGATTGGTAAAGCCCTGCGCGGTGAGCTTAATGTTATTGTAGTAAACGCATTGGAAAAAGTATCTCGTACATTTTATGAGAAATCTTATGACCCTGATGCAGAACCTACACTACCTAACTGCTGGTCTAACTTGGGTGATATTCCTGAGAAAGGTGCCAAAGATAAGCAGGCTGATTCTTGCCTAGATTGCCCACAAAATATAGCTGGGTCTGGTAAAGGTAATTCTCGTGCTTGTCGGTTTAATCGTAGGATTGCCGTGATAGTTGAAGGGGATACGACTGGAGATATATACCAGTTCAACGTCCCTGCTAAATCATTGTTTGGTAAAGGTGATGGCAATGTACACCCTTTCGAGTCTTACGTACGTTTCCTAAGTGCTAATGGTATGGGTATTGACCAAGTTATAACTCAGATTAGCTATAATGACGATGCCGAAACCATGGAACTACAATTCACACCACTACGTGAAACCAGTGAAGAAGAAGACGAATTGGTTTTGAGAGCACAGGCTCAACCTGAAGCTGAAGCTTATGTAAAACTTACTGTAGCTCAGACCGATGGGGTTACTAAACAACCTACACCCAGTAAACCAACTGCTGACGCTGATGCTGATGCTGATGAGGATGAAGAAGTTGAAGAACCTCCTAAAAAGCGCAGTAAGGGTAAGGCAAAAGAGTCAGCACCTGAGCAAAAAGAACTCAGTGATGTTGTTAATGAGTGGGCAGATTAGGAGTTAATATGAGTATTGGATACACATATAGAATAGCCCGTTTAAATAAAGAAGCGGATTCTAAAAAGCTCGGAGTTAAATTAGGTAAGGTTTGCATTACCGAGGGTATATCAGTTGTGGATTTGGCAGATAAATTTAATGTCAGCCGACAAACAATCTATAACTGGTTTATAGGGGAGTGCGAACCAAAGGAGAATAAGCAGGAGTCTATAAAGGCTTACCTGCAATCCTTTTCCTAATTAACTAGCGGAGTGTGGGGGTAGTAATACCCCCTTTTAGAATATGTCAAACATAGACTTGCTCTCCGCCGTTCAACCTAAAGATGGATACTACGCGATAGTAGGCATTGGCGACCATGTAAATCAGAAATTTGCAGATTCGCGGGAAGCGGCGGACAAAATAATAAATGACTTTCTATCTAAGCGATATGATGTTTACTTCGGTGTAGCAAAGTATCTGGAGAAAGGGTCTCGCACAAAAGATAATGTAAAGAGTCTAAAGTCAATTTGGATTGATATTGATTGTGGTGAATCAAAAGCCGTAGTTAATGAAAAAACAGGTAGACCTGATGGGTATATAGACCATAGGGCAGGTATTAATGCTCTACGTGGTTTCTGTGCGGTAGTAGGCTTGCCTCGCCCTGTTCTGGTTAACTCTGGGCGCGGTATACACGCATACTGGATATTAGACCGGGAACTAACTCGTCAAGAATGGGAACCTATTGCTGAAAGGCTTAGGGACATTTGCGTAACTCAAGAGTTCTACGTTGACCCATCTGTATTTGAAGTATCAAGAATATTACGTGTACCTGACACTTTAAACTTTAAGGACATACCACCAAAACCTGTAGAGGTGATTAGTTCAAAATTGCCTGAGCCTGTATCAGTTGAATGGCTTATAGATACGCTAAAAGTGGTAGTGAAAAAAAGTAAGTCTTTAAAAGAACCGTCCGCCCTGCAACTAAAGTTAATGGCAGATAACGAATCCAGTTTTAAAAAGATAATGATTCGCAGCATGGCCGGTGAAGGGTGTCAGCAATTAAAAGACTGTTACGAAAACCAAACCACTTTACCAGAACCAAGATGGTTCAATGCTTTATCAATAGCTAAGTTCTGTGCTGATAAAGATTCAGCTATACATAAAATGTCCAGTAAGCATCAGGATTACGATGCCGAAGAAACTGAACACAAAATAGCCCATATAAAAGGGCCACATACCTGTGGTGAGTTCGAGAGAAAAAATCCCGGAGGTTGTGAGGGATGCCCTTTACAAGGCAAGATAAATAGCCCTATAAGTTTAGGCAGAGAAGTGCAGGAAGCAGAACCAGAAGATAACGAATTTGAAGATTTATTATCAGGTACAAAGGTTCAAATACCAACATTCCCCGAACCATTTTTTAGAGGTAAATCAGGTGGGATATATAAACGCGCAAAGTCAGATGAAGAAGAAGACATGCTAGTTTATGAACATGATTTGTATGTAGTAAAACGTATGAATGACCCTGAAGATGGGGAGGTAATATCCATGCGGTTACATTTGCCCATGGATGGTATAAAAGAATTTGTTGTGGCTAATTATATAGTCGCAGATGGGAAAGAACTGGGCAAAGTATTGGCCAAGCAAGGTGTTGTAAGTAATAAGAAAAGATTTCTGTATATAGTTGAGTACATACAATCAGCGACTTCAGAACTACAATGGAAACGGAGAGCAGAACAAATGAGAACACAATTTGGTTGGGCAGATAACCATAGTAAATTTATTATTGGGGACAGAGAGATAACCCCAGACGGAACATTCTATTCCCCACCTTCTGTAGCTACCAGAGCATTTGCAGAACATTACCAAGAGTCAGGGGAGTTGGATAAATGGAAAGAGGTAGTGGCCCTATACAACAGGCCAAAACAAGAACCTTTAGCCTTTGCGGTTCTAACCGCATTTGGTGCCCCTCTATTGCATATGTTTGGCTTGTCAGGCGCAGTTATAAATTTGATTTCATCTGATTCAGGTTCAGGCAAAAGTACAGCACTTAATGTTGTAAACAGTGTATGGGGTGACCCTAAGAAACTTGAACTTTTAGACAAAGATACGGGTAACTCCAAAGACCAGATTTTAGGTATAGTGAATAACCTCCCTTTCTGTGTCGATGAAATTACAAACATGGATGCTAAGAAATTATCAGACTCACTTTATTCTATGTCGCAGGGTAGGGGTAAGCACAGAATGAAAGCTTCTGCCAATGAGTTACGCATTAACAACACTACATGGGCGACTATTTCACTTACTACTTCTAATTCATCTTCATATGAGAAACTGTCTGCCTTGAAAGCGAACCCTGAAGGTGAAAACATGCGCCTGTTGGAGTACAGGATTGAAAAACTGCCTGTGAACGAAGCAATCCCTTTGGAAGAAGCGATACCTTTATTTGATATACAGTTGAAAGAGAACTTTGGAATAGCTGGCACGATTTATGCCGAGTATATGGTTAGTAACTATGAGTATATAAAGCAGAGCGCACATTCTATACGTAGACAACTGGAAACAAAATTTAAAGTAACCCAAGCAGAACGTTTTTGGACAGCAGTAATAGCAGCCAACATCACAGGGGGTATGATTGCACAAAACCAACTGGGGCTAATAAACTTTGATTTACCGGCTATATACAAATGGGTAGAGAAGTTATTCATGGAACTGAGGGAGAACGCTGTACCACCTAACACAACACCAGTAAGCGTATTGAGCGCATACATAAATGAGCACCTTG